TTGAACGCTGCCGTAACTGATAACTTAAATTATCAGATAGATAGAAGTATTCAAGAAACAGTTTTACAATTTGCACAACAAAAAAATTCAATTTACAATATTGCAAGAACCTATGGTTTAAAAGTACCGGGGCAAAGACCTTCAGTAGCGTTAGTTGACTTTTCAATAACAGTTCCCGCTTTTGGAGACAGAGAAGATTTAAGATATTGTGGTATATTAAGAAGAGGATCCCAAGTTAGTGGGGCGGGACAACCTTTTGAAACTGTCTATGACATAGATTTTCAATCGCCAGTAAATGCTGAAGGATCACCAAATAGGGTTAAAATACCAAATTTTGATTCAAGTGGAAAACTTATAAATTATACGATCCTAAAAAGAGAAGTTGTTGTAAACGGGATTACAAAAGTTTACAAAAGAGTAATAACCCCTAATGATGTAAAACCATATTTAGAGTTATTCCTTCCTGAAAAAAATGTTTTAGGTATTTCAAGTGTTTTATTAAAACAAGGTACTCAGTATTCAACAATACCAAATCCACAAGATTTTTTAGTTATAGGCCCTGAAAGATTCTTTGAAGTTGATGCTCTTGTAGAAGATAGAGTGTTTGTTGAAGACCCTACAAAAGTTTCTGATCAACCAGGAGTTAAAGTTGGTTTGTATATTACAACTTCTAACAAGTTTATTTCAGAATACACTCCACAAGGTTATTGTAAAATGACTTTTGGGGGTGGAAATATTTCTGCGGATGAACAATTACGACAATTTGCAATTGACGGTAAAGGTTTTGATTTGAGTAGATATACAAACAACTATTCATTGGGAGCCGCACTTACAGCAAACAGTACTTTATTTGTACAATATAGAATTGGCGGCGGTTTATCTAGCAATGTTGGTATTAATACAATCAATCAAATTGGTACCGTATCATTTTCGGTAAATGGACCATCTGAAAGTGCTAATAGAAATGTTATCAATAGTTTACAATGTAATAATGTAACGGCAGCAATTGGAGGAGCTAACCCACCGACAACTGAAGATGTTAGAAACATGGTTTCGTTTAATTTTGCGGCACAAAATAGAGCGGTAACCGTAAATGACTACAATTCAATATTAAGAACAATGCCGGCACAATATGGGGCACCAGCAAAAGTGGCTATTACTGAAGAAAACAATAAGATTAGAATTAAAATGTTGTCTTACGATTCTAGTGGGACTTTAACTAATGTTGTTTCAAATACATTAAAACAAAATGTTGCAAACTATCTATCAAATTATAGAATGATAAATGACTACATCTCAATAGAGGCGGCCGAAACAATAGATTTAGCGGTTACAGTTGATGTTGTTTTAGATAATAGTCAAAATCAAGGATCAGTTATTGCTAAAACAATACAAATTGTTACTGACTTCTTTAATCCCCTTGTTAGAAATTTAGGACAAAATGTTAACATATCTGAATTACGAAGATTAATACAATCTGAAAATGGAATTGTTAGTATAAACAATGTTTTATTTTACAACCAAGTAGGTGGTCAATATTCGTCAAGTCAAACCTCAATGCCTTACGCTGACACAGTAACAAGACAAATCCAACCTTCCGCAGATACAATATTTGCAACACCAACACAAATCTATCAAGTAAGATACCCAAATAAAGATATTAATATTAGAGTATTAAACTTAAAATCTGTTAATTTCTCTTAGTGGTTTATTTTTTTCAGAACAGGTGTATTTTTTATGAAAATAGGAAATAAACTATTTATGAAAAAACAAATTTTTAATGTCTAAATCATATAGAATAAGAACCGAAGTCGGTGTTGATAAATATATAAATGTCAATTTAGAACAAGATTGGGAATCTTTGGAGATACTTTCCTTAAAGATCCTTGCGAACAATGTATACAGTAGATTTTGTTCAACATATGGAGTTGTAACGGGAAGAGTGTTTGTTAATGGTGGGTATGGTTTGCCAAATGCAAAGGTATCCGTTTTTATTCCACTTGACGATACTGACGAATTAGACCCAGTTATTTCTGAATTATATCCTTTTAAAACAATTGGAGATACAAATGAAGATGGTTATAGATATAACCTACTTCCAAAATTACCATCATACAAAGGACATGCCTCAACAGGAACATTCCCAAATAAAGGTGATGTTCTTATGGACGAATCATATATTGAAGTATATGACAAATATTATAGATTTACCGTAACAACAAATGAGAGTGGGGACTTTATGATTTTTGGTGTTCCTGTTGGAGAACAAACCATAGTTATGGATGTTGATCTTTCAGATATAGGGTGTTTCTCAATGTCTCCGCAAGATTTAATCCAACAAGGATTAGCGACAGAAAGTCAAGTTAATGGGGCAAGATTTAAGTCCTCAACAAATTTAAGAGAATTACCACAAATTAAAAATCTGATATATAACATTGATGTTAGACCATTTTGGGGGGCTGAAGATTTTTGTCAAGTTGGAATAACAAGGGCAGACTTTGACCTTACTAAATTGGCAAATATTACAATCCAACCAAGCTCAGTGTTCATGGGTTCAATCATTTCTAACACAAATGACGACGCCCTTAAAATAAGTTGTAAACCAAAAAACAACACAGGAAATTTATGTGAGTTGGTTGCGGGGCCTGGTGAAATACAAGGCATTAGACAAACAATATATTCCGATTCTATGGGTCTACCAATATTGGAAAGATGGGATATAGAACAAGCGGGTAAAGTAATTGATGGGGATGGTACCTTTTTAGTAAATGTACCAATGAACTTGGATTATATATACACAAATGAATTTGGAGAAGAAATAATTTCAAATGACCCTAAAAAAGGAATACCAACAAAAGGTAAATACAGATTTAAATTTAAATGGCAAACACAACAAGGGTTACAAGGAACTTCTTTAAGAGCCGATTTTTTGGTTCCAAATGTTAAAGAACATGGATGGTCAGATTACGAACAAGACCCTTTTCTGATATATAGTGAGTCAATATACAATTACCCAACAATTCCTGCTGGAGTTAATTCAGGGGCCACAATCACAGCTTCAAGTTCTTTTGGGTTAATAAATCCCGTTTTTTATAACCTTGAAAGTTATACGATATTCATTAATGGAATTAATTACTTTGGGTCAACAGAATCAATTCAGATCACTAACGGTGATACATTCCAAATTGTTGCAACTCCAATTGACCCAACACAAGCAATTAACATTAGTTTTACAAGTGTCCCTCAATCTTTATTTGATGTTTATAAATCATACGCTTTTTCAACAGATTGGGATGATTATGCAGATAGTCAAGATGCCATAGATTGTGAAGATAGTTTCTATGAATTCTATTATAACAAAGTTTATACTACCGCAATGTTTTTGGATAGATATAAAAATGGGATTGGTAGGGCTAAACACTTGGGAATAAAAGAAATTGACGATAGATCTTGTAGGTCAAATGTTAATACTTTCCCAGTAAACGATATTATAAGAAACTTTGACGCAATATTTTTTATTTTTAACATTCTTATAAATATTTTAACATTCCCAATTCTAACTCTGTTATTTGTTGCTCACGCGTTTGCATTTATGTGGCCAATATTAAAATATGTTTTAATCGCAGTTGGCATAATGTTAACTATAGGGGCTGCTCGGTCATCCGCGTATCTATTTCAATTAGGAATAATGGCAATTAACTCGGCGCTCATGTACATCAGTGTTGGTACTGTATTGGAAACAGCTCGACTAATATTGCAAGGTATTTCTTTCATTGCAATTGCGGCGTTTGATATAGTATATGCTTTGGCGTATACGGCATTTGCCATATACGCAGCGATAAGAATAAAAGGTTTTCCAAGGATAGGATTACCCATGATTTCATATCCTGATTGTACAAGTTGTGACTGTGATTGTAAAGACGCACCCTTAGATGATGATTTTGACACAAACTCCATAACCAATCAATTAAATCAAGCCGCGGCAGCATATCAATCAGAACAAGAAAATGGGTCTGATTTAATTTTATCAACACCAAATTCTTTAATTGCCCCTGTAAACTACTCTGGGTCATTTAACTTAGATCACCCAAATTTACAAGAAATAAATAATGAGAAGCCATTTTGGCCATGTGATACTCTTACTGATTTATTAACTTCAAACTCACCTACTATAACATTTGATATAATAATAAGGGCATCATTAGATTTTACAAGAATGGCCTCAGGTTACGATGTATTAAGTTCTACTGATCCTAATAGATATATACCAAATGAGGCGTATCTTTTAAAGGCTCCGCAACCATTCTTATTTTTTGCTAATAGGAATGGGATAATACCACCATTATTAGTAAATCAACCCGATGAAAGATATTTTGCCTACCCGACATCTGTAACTCTTTCGCAAAGATTAAACGAGTTCAATACTCGAGATAAATATTTTTATTCAAGCACCGCAAACTTTACAAACAGTGGTGTAAATAAAATAAAAACAACCGTAAACCCAACTTCAGGATCAACACCATATTTTGACCAAGTTATGGTTGTCCTTATGAATCAAGGATCTGCGCAACAATTAGGTATTGGGGAATTAGTTACATTCCAAGACCCAAATTATGTAAACCCAAATTATACAATACCTGGAAATAGATTAACCAATCTTACAGGAGCAACAATAAATCAATTCCAAACCAACTCAATTACAGGGACAACATTAACAGGTAATACAATTCCTAAGATTATATATTATGCAAACCCATCAGGACCAAACGCAGGACAATTATCGGCTAACATAATAATTGAGTCACCTCAGGTTAGTCAATTACCGGTAACAGGTGACACAACTGTGGAACAGTCATATCTACAATATCCAACAGATATGGAGTATTTTCAGTTAATAACAGGAATGACCTTCACTGAGTTTATTACCTTATCCAACACTGGAAGTACAGGATTTTTCCCGGCAAGTTATTTATTACATGATATGACATGTGCTGTTGGGGCATGTAATGTGTTTACACTTACTTATCCTAACATTATACAAAAAATGAATAATTATAAAAATTATGAGATTTGTATTTTTGTTAGAGGAGTAGACCCTCATACCGTAAAACAACCAGAAATACAATATGACTTATCAAACATATTTGGTAAGTCTTTGGGAACGGGACCAATTGTAAGTGGAAGTTATTATTTAAATTATCCTATACAGTCAACAGGAATAAAACCTATACAACATGATACAGTTAATAACTCAACCGCCAATTTATACTTTCCTTCTTTTACTTTTACCCCTAACGCATCAAGTTGGACAGCATTTACATCTAATTACCCATATTATTATTTAAATACTGATGATAATTCGGGAGTCGCAAATGCGAGTAACTACTCACCTTATCCTGGTGTATGGAAAACAAATCAAAACAGTACAATTTCGTTAACACAGACATTAACCGATACTTATAACTTACCTGTAAATAATACTTCTTATTATACGGTTGGTGGAACTTACATGAGATGGGTAAACAATGTTAACAATCCACCAATGTTTATGTGGACAGGATGGTTCTTCAGTTCGCCTTCATGTAATCAAAATTGTCAAATAGGTGAATACTTTAACACTGGATCAACATTTTATGCGGGTATAAACGCACAACAAGGTAATCTAACGGCACTTTATTCACCGGCATATTACAGATATACATCATTACCAGGAGTAAGTTTTTCAATTACAAACAGAATTGTAATGAGAAGCGATAGATTACCAACATCTTCCCAAGTCCAAAACGGACCTGTAGGAACTCAAACGGGTTATGCTCTTCACCAAAATGATAACTTTGCGTTCTACCTTGCAAATGGAGCACAAAGTTCTCCAGTTACTACCGCAGGATTTGATTTACCATCAGGTGA